CAGAATATAGGCTATCGAATCTTTCGGTAAATGGTTGTATGCTCCAGTTCTTATTCAGTACTAAAGCTAAATCTTTGTCGGCGTAAGTGGCCTTATTATAGTTTTCAAATATGCTCATAATATCCAGGGCGATTAAACAGCATTCGTTTTGAACGTCTACCTCGTTAGATTCTGTATTAATCTCCGTTACATTATCGCATAAAAATATATCTAGAGAATAATCAATCCCGTTAAACCCGTTAGATGTAATATTCACTATATCATAAATAAGATAACTTCCCGTAACGTCCTTAGTTAAATCGACGTCGAATATATTACCTTTTAGAATAGTGTTTATTTGGGGATGTTCTGCCTTTATCCCTTCCATTATGCTTCGTATATTCTTTATGGTTAAACTTTTCGACATATCTTTTTAACTTCTCTTCTTTATTTATAGTATAAATTGGCTTCTCCATTGGGTTTCTGTTTCGGGATATACTACGTCTACTCCACTAGGCGGAGTTTTATATAGTGGATAATCGTTCTCGTTCTGTTTTAGATAGAGCTTTAATTTACGTCTATAAAAATCTGCGTTATCTTTATATATATTTTTAGCTACGACTAATTCACCTTCGCTTAAAGGGCTAAAATTATCTCCCGAATGCGTACCCGCTCCCTTATTTCTTAATTTATAAGTCCCTATTCTAGTGTATTTGTGGCAAACTTCCCACTTAAGAGCGTCTCTCATATACTCCTTAATAAGAGTCTCGTTAAGAGTAGTTACAGTATTATTCTTAATTTGTGCTAATATTTCGTCAAAAAGTGCACTCCCTAAGATTGGCCTTACAAACGTATTTTGAATACTATCTATTAGAGGCTTTAGATATCCGTCGTCTACGTTGTAGTGTAGTACGGTATTCTCTTTAATAAATGCGGGACTTACTATTAAAATCATTTTTTCTTTCTAACTATTTTTTGCTTCCATTGGTGGCGACAGTAAGGTATACTTACGTCTGTATTTGGCCTTCTATACCAACCTCCTCTAGCTAACCAAACGTCCGTAATATCTGCTATAGGACTAGACTTCATATCATTTCGTAAAACGTCTATTTCTTTTTTAGTGTATAGCTTCTTTTTTGCTACCATTTTTCTACAGAAATCTCTTGATCTTCCGCCTTCTTTTAATGGTGGAGCGTCTGTTCTTAACTCGTATTTGTATCTTACCTCGAATTCTGGCACGTCTATAGCTTTAGCTACTCGCTCTCCTTTATCTGTTAGGCCTATATCTGTCCCCTCTATTTCGATTAAGTCCGAAGTAGATAATATATTAATAGAGCCTAAAAGTTCGTCGAAATTAAGGCCTAATAATTCAGATATACCCGTAGCCTTTATAAGTGGATTCGTTAATACTACTTTTAAGACTCTTTGTATTATACCTTGTTCCTTAGTAGCGAACTCCATAGGGCTACCATTTTTATCGTAGTCTATCTCAAAGCTATCTATAACCTCGTATTTGTCCTCAGATTCTCCGATATTATCGAACAGGTGGCTTATATCTTCGTCTTTATCAAAGCAGCTACACGCAGACATCTTCTCGGCGTCTATTTGTTTTAGTTTTCTTTGGGCCCAAGCGATACCTTCGTCACCTCCCCAAGCTAACCACATTAAACGGCCGCACCCGTCGCCTAGTTTTTTCTTAGAGTTTTGTCTATGTCTCTCAAAGGCTGCCATACGAGCGATAGTTTCACGGCTCAAACTATCACCATTAGACAACATCGAGGCTCTTTTTTTTCCTACGGGCGTTCCGCAAGAACCCCATCCGTTTTTTTCTGCCCAATTTAGAGCCGTCTGTGCGTTTCTCCTGGCAGCTTTAGGGTAGTCGTTATAAGTATCGAATTTAGTTATAGCATTAAACCCCTCTAATAATTCGTCTGTTAGGTCTGAGTGCTCACTACAGGGCATATACCAAGTAACGCCATCTATAATATGTTCGTGAGACCCGCTACATCCTAATTCTTTAGCTACTCTTTCGGCCTCTTCTTTAGTATTAAATAAAGGCTTACCGTCTTGCTCTATTTTAGCTAGGCTATTATCTTTTTTTTCGAATCTTTCTGCTATACTAAAACCCTCTGAAAGTAATTTAGAAGCCGCAGAATCTGAAAGCCTTAGAAACTCCATTAAAAAGGCCTTACCTTGACTAGGAGATAGTACATTATTTTTAACTTGCTCTACGATTGCAAGGGCCGAAGCTATCTGAGCACCATTATAAGAGGCTTCTTTTTGCTCTTTCTCTTCGTCTACCTCTTCTACTTTCTCTACTGTAGGCTCATTTACTGCGTCGGGAGTTATAGGGTTAGAAGTAACTTCCTCTACTTCTACTGACTCCTCTACTAAATTTATACCCGTTTGCTCCTCTATCATTCCTCTAATTTCCTCTCTAGACATATTAGCTAGGATAATATCGCTAGTTAAATCTACAGTATCTATAGGCTTAAGAGGTACTATGTCTATATCAGTTTTCTGTATCTCGTAGAAAGCTAATTTTTTAATCGTTCTAAGGAGCGTATTTTGACGTTCTGCTATATAAGTGTTAGTAAATATCTCATACGCTAAATCAAGCTCATTTCTAGCCCCTAATTGGCCCTCTTCTTTTACACCGAATAAGATAGGATTAGTAACCCTGTGGCCAATAAAGATAGATTCTTTTACCCTGTTAGACATTTCTATATAACGGTTATGTAAGTCGTTACCGTTTAAGTTAGTAATTTCGCTTCCGTTCTCCTTAGTTGGGCTAAATAAGTGTACTATTTTAGTACCTGTAGCCTTACCGAACTTTTCCTGGAAGGCCTTTTCGAACTTCTCGGCCTCTTCTTTTGTTTCTGGTACTCCGTTATTATGTTGTATTAAAGTACCGCCTACAAATCCGTTCTTTACTTCGTTTAACCAATAGTCGCCTATTTGAACGTCTGTCTTAATCTCAGCAAGTGAGCCAACGTATACAGGTAAAGGATAATATTTTAGGTTAGGTCTGTAGTCTACGTGGTAAATTACGCCTCTTTTTTGCTCAGGGTCTCTAGGGTTATACCTGTCTAGATACTGAATAGTAGGCTTAGAATTTCTAGTCCCCTTTTCTGTTATCCAATCGTCAGCATATTTTATACTACCGTCTAGGCCCAATCTAATATTAGCAAAATCTAAGTGGTGATACTGATTTCCCACCTTAGTTCTAATAACTTCTATAGCGTAGCCGTTAAATAACTCGTAATCGAGTGTTAATCTTTTAGTTAATGACGTCCAATCTTCGTCTATATTGGCCTGTGATAGCCATTTCATAGACTCAATACACCCACCTTCTAGGCCATTACCTACAATATAGCCCACTTTCCCGTTAACTATAGCGTTATGAGTACTCGAATCGTTATAAAGATCTATTAACTCAAAAGGGTATAAATTATCTACCCCGAAGTATACTAGATTTTGGTTCTTTTTTTCTAGAAATTGGGGCACTTCAGCCGAGGCAAATTCTGTCACTATTGGAAACTTATTCATATATGTAAGTATTCTGTTCGTCTGTATACGAATATACAATTTCTTTAGGTTGTTTTAGCCTTAAAATTCCTCTGTGGATTTCTATTCCCTCAGTACCGCCTAGGCTTGTAGCGTTAATTATTTTATAAGGATAATCTCCGTTATTAGGTAGTTCTATTGTAGCGTTAGCTAGGTCTTGCGTCCCTTCTATTAATTCAAAAGCTACATACCTATCGTTTACCCCGTCGGGAGCTTCTAAAGTTACATTAACTTCGTACTCTGGGGCCTCTATAGACATAGTGTAGTAAGTATTTTCTACCTCGTTTGAGATATTACAGTAAATATAATTGGTAGCGTCCTTAGTAATTATGTCCATTTGATATTTTTAAAAAAAGCCCACCCCGTTAAGAAGTGGGCCCGTTACTATTTAGAGTTAGTTTCTCTTATGCTAGTGGGAAGGCTCCCTCTGTAACTTCTCTCATAGGCTCAAATTCTTGAGCTTGGAATGAAAGGCTATAGCCGTTTCTATCCCCTAGAGCAGTTCCACTACCTGCCTCGCCCGAAGTTAATCTAACTCCGTTTGTCTCTCCCATAAGCCAATATTTCCCGTTATTATCCTCGATAATAATGGTCATTTTGGCACGTGCTATCATTTTAACCTCATTTCGCTTCGCTTGTTCCATTTTGTTAAGAACATACGTCGCTGTTTGGTCAAAAAAGCTTGTTCCGTTTTGGTCGTTTACGGTTGGATTATCGTTGAATGTCGAAGCCGCACCTTGAGCAGAAGTACACTCGTACTTAAAGTACGCCATATCTGCCGCCGTATTGGTTATCGACGTCGCTTCGCCTGTTGCGTTGGTAGATACTACCATATCGCTAGGCATATTCTCAATATAGAAGGCTTTAACTCCTCCTATACTGTCGTTACATCCTACACTAAAACCTGTTGTTAAATCACACGCCATATCTTTTTTTTATTTTAAAGGGTTAGGCTAATGTAAATTCTACGATTTCGTCTGGGTATGCTACTTGTAATCCTCTCTTAAATTTAACTCGGTAATATACCTTATCGTCTTTCTTATCGTACCACATATCGAACTCTTCCTCGTCGTTTTGTAAGTCAAAACCTAAGAAGAAGTTTTCTTGTGTGCCTAAGAACATTCTGTTAGTACCGTCTAATCCTACGACACCTACTAAAGTTACGTTCTTTCCTGGGATAGATACTGTATAGTTTGCCCAATCAGTAGCGTTAACGTGATATAGATTTTTAGCGTTTAAAGTGTCTACATACTTATCGAAAGTATCTTGGCCAACGAATAAAACTTGGTTAGCTGCAGACTTAACTTTAGCGGGTCTAGCGTTAGCCATATCGCTAATTAAAGTATCTACGTTACCAGAAGCTCCCGAAGTGATAGCAGTCGCAGAAGAAGTATTACCGTCTACCGCAGTAGTAGCAGCGTCGATAATTTTAATTAAACCGTCATATCTATTGATATAAACGTTAGCCGAAGCCGTGTCTCCTTGCCAATCCGCAGTCTCGTTATGCTCCATAATAGTAGAGATAACAGACTCAGCTACTTCAGCTTCAAAGGCCATTTCCTCAGTCTCTCCGTTACCCGCTCTTAGTAGGATTTGAGTATACTTAGGAATTAGGTCTTTCATACAAAACCCACTAAAGTAAGTAATTTGCCCTACTGTTAGGTTTCTGTCAGAGAAGGTTACGTCGCCTGAAGCACTTGGAGAGCATCCGCTTCCGTCTTGTGGAAATGCAGTTACTGCTAATAAGTGTAAAGCGTCAGTCTTTTTTACTCCAGATTGTAGCGTGAAGTAGTCGCTAGACGTTTTCTCGAAATATAGTCTCGAGATTAAGTCGGTACTTTGTTCGTTGACATAGTTTGTCAAGCTTGATACATCAAAACTCATAATATATTATTGTATTTATTTATTTGCTCTTATAATAGCACCCATTTGAGCGGCTCTTTCTGCTCTAGATAGTGCTTTAAATTCCTGTGGCTTAGAAGCGGTAGCAGATTCGCTCTTAACTATCTCTTCTAATTCCTCGCCTACTTTGTTGAGTGTGGACGAAAACTCATTTTTTAACTCTTCTTTTGCAGATTTGATCTCCGCTAGTTCTACCTTAAGGCTTTCGTTCTCAGATTTAATAAGGTCTAAAGAAGCAGTAAAAGCCTCAGCGTATTTAGCTACGGCCTTCTCGATAAGTTCGCTTACGATTTCACTAGTAAATTCGTTGTCGTACATTTCCTCTTCTTTCTCCTCTTCTTTCTGAGCGTCTATAGCTTCGATATTAACTACAAGGCCTCCCGCAGTTTCTACGACTGTTCCGTCGCTTAACTCGTGGATTCCATCGGGAGCGGCTACTTCTCCTTCGGGCATAACCACAACTAGGGCCACACCTTCGGCTAAATCGCCTTCCCATTTAACGATAGTTCCGTCAACTAAAGTAGCTTCTTCGAACTTTTGCTCTACTGTCTCTTCTACCTCAGCGTCTGCGAATACAGATTTTAAAGTGCTTATAACACTCTCTAAGTTTAATTTATTCATCTTTTTAAATTTATACGGCTCTAAATCAAATACACCCTCAACACTAAAGCCCTTAAGTAAACCCTCCTCTTTAACTTTGGCCCAGGCTTCGTCATTCTCCACTTTGGCAGCGATAAACCAAGTACCGTCTGCGACATTCTCGAAACCCGAGGGGGCTGTGATGCCAAGCTCTGCGTCAGTTATAAAGGATTGATAGATAAAAACATCATCTAATATCTTAAATGCGTTGTGCTGCTCGTTAAAATTATTATGCTTATTCTCTTTAAATAGCTTTTGAACGAGTGCTTTAATTGTCTCTTTTTTGAAGATAGCGTAGTATTCTCCTCTCTCGTCTCTACGATAGATAGGTAGGTCAGGAATCATAGCGGCCCCCATTACTATTCTTTTCTCTTCGTTTATTACCTCGAATTTATGAGGGGCAAAAGCTTGGTAGTTTAAACCTATTGCGGGGCTATCTACTAAAGCTATCGCCTGGAGGCCTTCTACCTCGTCTGTTAATTTAAATTCTATAAATGGTAAGTCCATCTACTTATATATACCCCTATAGGTAAAAATAGGAAATTAAAAAATCATTAACCTTTTTAGTAAATAGTTTTTACTATTTATAAGAAGTATTGTATATAAAATCTATACAAAAAATAAATTACAATACAAAATAATTTGTGTCATTTTTTTACTCTCGTAACTGCTTGATTATCAGTCGAAAACATTATCTCAGAATTTAGGTGTAATCATACTCTAAAATATAGATAATTGCTTAAAACGCTTTAAAATGGCCTCTAATAAAATATTGATAATATCAAGTATTTTTACAAATATTTTTTTATTGGACTACGGTTGCCCTACTATAAACTCCGTCTACATTCCTAGAAACGTTCCTAATATCTGTCTCAGTTACTATAACTTTTGTAGTCTGTGCGTCTGTGTCTACGGTCGGAGTAGTGAATCCTCTAGGCTGCGTTCCGACATCACCTCCTCCTAAATTTGGCTGCGTTGTCGGAGATATTCCCGCCCCTCCACTTCCGTAGAATTTCTGCTTTTTGATAGTGGCTACTTGAGCAAGTCCCGAAGCGGCTACTAACGCCGCAGCTATAGCCCCTCTAATTAAAGAGCTTGGGTCTCCAGGTATTAACTGAGAGGTATAAGCTTTAATAGACCCTTGAGCAGTATCTATAAGCGTTCTACCTATTGCGGCCTGTTGCTCCATTTTAAAGCTTTTTTCTTTCTGCTTTTCTAACGCTGCCTCTGCTTTCTTCCTAGCCTCTGTCCCTTCCTCGGTATTATTAATCATATCTTGGAGTCTAGCTTCCTCTGCTTTAGAGGATGCTATCCCAAAATCTACTAGATTATTCAATAGTTCGGTAGCCTGTTGTTTTAAGGCCTCTTTATTTTCTTCTAGTCTTTTATTTCTTTCCTCTGAGCGTTTTTTCTCCTCTTCGGCTATAGCATTATCTGCGTCTTTATTAGCTTGTCTACTAGCTTCTTTAAATTCATCTAATGCTATTATAGCGTCTATTTCTGCCTGTGTCCCCATTTCGGCATTAAAGACTACTCTTTCGAGCCTTAACATTTCATCGTGTGCCTCTTCCTGTGCTATTTTCTTTAATTCTTTTAAAGACTGTAATTTATCTTCTATTTGTTCCGCATTAAATCTTTTACGCTCAAAAGATAGCTTAGCTTCACTATCTGCTAAGGTCTGATTAAGTTCTATATTCTCTCTATCTAGGCCTAAATTATTAATTTTTTGTTCTGATCTAAAACCCTCGATTTGTGCTTCTATAGCCTTTCTATTAGCTAGGGCCTGTATTAATGCTACTTCGTTCTCTGTGTTTTTATTGGCTTCGAAATTAGCTTGAGCAGAGGCTATCTGTGCGTCAGCTAGTTTTAGCATAGATTCCTCTTGCTTGTCTAGGACTTCGCCTAACTCGTTATTAGCTTTTATTCTATCTTCTATAGAATTCCTTTCCTCGTCTCTAACTTGTCTTAACTTTTCGGCCTGTCTGTCGTATCCCTCTAGTAATAACTGCTGCTGGGCTGCGGCTACTTCGGCACTATTTTTAAGTTCTGTTTGTGCTTCGGCCTGTTCGTACGCTCCCTTAACGCTAATCTCTTGCACTCCTTTAACTGCCCCGCTCACTACTTGGCCCACTTCAGAGATAGCCGTAGACATATTTTCGACTACACTTTTACCCGCTTTGAGTGCTTCCTCTCCCGTTTCTTTAATTTCCTTTTGAGTATCTGCTATATCTGAAATTAAATTCTTTACCTTTTCGGGGTCTTTACCGCCAAAGAAAGATTGCTCCCACGCTAGTTGAG